GGCCTGTAAGTTTTAAAATCTCTTTTAAATAAACAAACATTTTCTCCTTTGGGTTTGTGTTATCAGTAAGGTAAGGTACATCATAAGATTTTAAAGTACCTAGGCCATCGATAGCTTCTAGTTTAATCTCGTAAGGTGCAGTAACTACCGCCTCTTGGTACCCATCGTTCACTATGTAACCTTCCCAGATTGCGTTATAAAAAACATCACTACCTAACTTGCCTTCCCATTCCTTATCTATTAAATTCCATGGTAATTCCTCATCGTTATAATCACTACCAAAAGAAGTGTATTCTAAAATTTTAACTTTATATTGGCGCTCTCCAGATTTGTAAAATTCATCGTAAGTATTAGCATCAGTAGCAAAAAAATTTAACCTACACCTTGAGCCAATTATAGGCGAATAAATATCATCGTCAGCATCCCATTCTATGATTGCAGGCCTTCCCGTTCCTATTAATTTAGCAGGGGTATTGCCTAGGCCAAAAGGGTCTAATACAAAATCCTTTTCTAGTATTTCAATCTTAAATTTGTTATTTTCTACATCTGAGAAAAATAACTCATATTTGATTTCGTATGCCATTATAATAATCTACTTCTATTTTTTTCTGCTCTTTGTAAAGCTACGACTAAATCTTGACCTTGTAACCTAAACTCTCCGCCGACGTGTACGGTTTGGCCTTGTTGGCCTATCATTCCTTTTAATTTATCTAGGGGGGCTATTACCTCTGGGTTACTTCTTGCCCCGCTATATTCTCCCATCAATCCGAGAGTAGGACCAGAAACGATACCACCGTTTGCGAACTTTGGCACTGTACCTCCGCCAGCTTTTTCCGACATTTTAGCCATTGCACCTTTTGCAACACCAGCGACAACTAACAAAGCTATTCCGGCAGCTATAGCTACTGGGCCCGATAAACTTTTAAGAGCTTTTGAAATACCCTCTACCGCCATACCAACACCAATAGCTAACTTACCTAATTGTTCAGCCACACTAGCAACACCACCGAGTAAAGCTATTTTTAAGCCTTCAGAAAAAGAAGCACCCGAAGAAATTGCTGCACTCATTGCGTTTGCTATACCTATAGTAACATCTTGTAAGCCACCGCTAACAATACTATCAACTTCCTCCATCATTTCATCTGTGATAGAAATCATTCTCCTGCCCTCAGTCTCTATAACTTTAGTTTCTTCTGCTAATTTTTTACCTGCACTTGATGTACTTGTTTGATTACTTGCAGTAGTTTGCTGATTTACTGCTTTTGGTTGAGATATACCAAACGACTTTAAATTAGATTGTATTAAATCTTGAGCCTTAGTTACTACATTGCTCAAGGCAGTATTAACCTGTTCAGTAGTTTTATATTCAAGCCTATTAGCTACAGCGGCAGCCATATTTTCAGAGAATACCTCTCCTATTTCTTGACCTGCTTTTTTGGTTATATCAACACCATCTTTAAACCCTTTTTCTAATATGTCGCCAAATGCGCCATTAACCCCCCTTTCGGAAACCTCTTTTATAAGGTTCCACATTGTTTTAAAAACATTTATTACTTGGTCTATTGATTGCTTTATTTTTATAAAAGCAACTTGAAAAGCAGTCTTTATTAAGCCTGCTCCAATTCTTAAATTTTGAGAACCGTTATACAAATCAACAAACCTATTATAAAGCCCTACAATAACAGGTAAAACTTCATTCCAGTTTTTATAAATAATATAAGCCACAGCGGCAACGCCAGCGGCAACCAAACCTATAGGAGAAACTAAAGCCGATATTATTCCTAAAAGGGTTCCGCCTAAAGAGATTATTGTAGGCAGTACAGCTGCAAAAGCAGCAAGCCCAATAACTATTTGCTGAGTAGCCGGGTCAAGATTACTAAACGCTTTAAAAAGGCCTTGAAAAAACCCCATAATATTTTGTATTAATGGCATAAAAGAATCCATTAAAACAGCGCCTAAATCTGTAAAACTATTTTGTAAAGATTTTAAACCTTTGCGTAACCTAAACTCTGAACTCTTTTGAAGTTCAACAAACGCTTTAGACGTCATACCTGTAGTATTAGACATTCTGTCGAATATCTCGGCTGTAGTAGCCGCACTAGCGCCAGTTAAGTCCATGATACCTTTTAAGGCTCTAACATTACCAAAAACGCGTTCGAAAGCTTCAGAGTTATCTAAACTTTTTGTTTTTAACGTTTCAAATACTGATAATAAACCTTTGTCTTTTATTTGCTCCCTTAAACCTTGGCTACTTAAACCTAGCTCAGCCATAGCCGCTGCACTCTGTTTTGTTGGCTTCATTATAGCCATCAAAATACTATTTAACTGAGTTGCTGCCTGTGCAGCTGGCGTTCCTGTTCTACTCATTGCAGCGAATGCCGCACCTACCTCGTGAAACTCAACGCCCATATTAGAAGCCACCGGAAGCACTTGACCCATTACGCTAGATAATTCACTAGCCTCAAGTTTACCCTCTCTAACAGCTCCAGTTAAAACATCGGTAGCATCTGTAGCGCTAAGGTTTTCTACACCGTAAGCGTTAAGGGCTGAGGTTGCTAAATCTGCGACAGTAGCAGTATCTCCTAAACCTAAAGCAGCCGCTTTAGTAGATTGCTCAAGCACAGCCATTGCATCAGCACCACGCAAACCAGCTGAGGTAATATAGAATAGTGCATCGGCAGCTTCTCCAGAACTTACCCCTGCATTGGTAGCCATAGCTTTTACGCCCATAGACATTTGGTCTACTTCAGCGCCCGCAACACCTACTAAGGTTTTTATTTTGGTCATTGACTTATCAAAGTCAGCCGCCATCTTAATAGAAGCCCCTCCCGCTGCGACTAAAGGCAACGCAAGTCTGGTTTGTAGTTGGCCCCCTATATTTTTTAAACGCCCACTAAAAGCCTTTAAACGCCCTTGAGCTTTATTTAAATTTTGATTTAAACCCCTTATATCGGCGTTAATCGCTATTCTTAAAGTATTATCTGCCATGTCACAAAATTACAAAAAAAAAGGGGCTTTATAATTTAACCCCTGCAGCCTTACAGACCTCTTTAAACTTCAAAAAACTTTCTTTTGTGCTTCTTGGTTTTATTACTTTAGATAAAACATCTTGCGGTAATGGGAAAAGCTTTTCCGGTTTTATCATATGCTGCTTTTTCTGACAGTTTACATTATGTACCATTGTAGCTAAATAACGTGTCCTTTCCCAGCTAAAATTCTGTTTTATATTATAGGATTCCCCTAACCTTTGGTTTTCCGACCAAGTGTAGCGCCAAAATTTATCCGGGTCTATGCCGACTTGCCCAATATAGTAATCAAGTAATTTATCCCAGCTTAGGGTGTCGGCGGTTGCTTTCCCTCAGATTTAGGGTTTCTATCAATACCCATATTTAAATCGGTGCCTAGTATTTTACTTTCGAGCATTGTGTTTACAATTTTCTCAAGTTCGCCCCCATCCATATCGTCAAGCCAAGAACCTACCTTATAAATAGTATAATCTATTTCGTTTCCCTCTTCTTGGTCATATGCAAGTAGCCCGGAATAAACCAGCGCACGAATACCAGTAAGCGAAACGCCACCGTCAAAAATCTCTCCGATTCTGTCAAGTGGCACCTGCATTTCTTCTGTAAAGGCGCTCCAGAAATTCATGCTAAAATGCATTGTTCTTTTACGCCCGCCAATAGTTAGGGTATAATACCCTCTTTTTTTGTTTGCCATAATATTCTAACTTAATTACGAGTTAGTCGATTTAGTGATTGCACCTGTTAAGGTAATTGAACCACTATAAGTAACTGGTGATTCAGCCTCTGCACTCATCTCTACACTTGAAAGGAACCCCTCAGCTGTAAAAATATCATCTCCAGAAACTGAAGTTCCAAACACACAAGTTAATTGTGTTCTACTTAAAAGGTAGTCCGCCATTTCAATAGCATTTGCAGAATCGTCATAAGCAACTAAACCTTCAAAAGAAAGCTCTCCGCTCATTACTCCAGCAATCACTTCTTGAAAACCGCTGCTATCTTTTGTAGTAGCCTCTGGTAAATCATTAGATAAAGATAGTGAGCAGCTTGTAGTATGCCCTACTGCAGTATCCTCAATCTTTAATATTAAGTTAGTCCCGTTAAATACGCCTGTTGTAGCCATTAGTTTTAAATTTTATACAAATATAGTGATTATTATTTTTTAGTTTCTAGTTAAAAATAGAGTAAACAATTTTCCAAAGAATAAAGAAAGCTATAATACCTACAAAGATAACTTTGCCTTTTTCAAATATACTATCGCTATTCCATCCACTAAATACCCATTTAGTAACTTCTGCTTTTGCTATATTGTAATACTTTTTTATCATAATTTATTTTTTAGGTGGGTTATTCTTATCGTCAAATTCCATAGCAGCTTTAAGGATTATTTTATCCATCATATTATCTTGGTTTTGTAACATTTCCTTTTGCAGGTTAATTACCATTTCTTCAAGATTA